CTGTAATTGAGGGGGTATAAGATTTCCAATCTGTAACCACCACCCCACTCGAAGCACTTTTAGGTCCAAACTCTACNTCATCAAATAAAACGGTATAGGCCAAAGCATTTACGCTTTTAACATGAATACACAATCTGTAAGACAAGTTTCCTGACAAAAATTGAATTTGTTTAAAAACCTGTTTTACCCCTGCCAGAATATCTGGGTTATTAGGTTCTATAACTTGAAAGTCAGCCGTAAAATTATCATTTGACCCAACCAAATAGACAGCTAAATCCGCATCCGCAAGATTAGCATCACTGAGATCTGCAACCATGCTGAAAAGCATCTTTAAGGTTGCGTGTCCCGTTTGATTATTAAAAGAATAATAGACACCACTACCTTGTCGATTTACAGCGTCTTTTGAAAATCTAAAACTTGCGTTTGAGATCAATGGGGTTGCGGCATCTCTTACAAAAGTAAGTCCTGTTGGAGTTCCACCAAAATTGTCGGGTCTTACTCCAGCAACGGTATTGGCATAAAGTGTCCAACCATTTGTATTGGCCTCTGCCTGTCCATTGTCGATATAATTATATCCTCCAGANCCACTTCCAGATCCTAAAGGNTGTTCNGCCCCACTACTATCANGATAGTAAGCGTTTCCATCAGTCTTAAAATATATNTTATAGCTACCAGCAACAGGATTTACAGTTGGTGTTGCTGCAAAACCAGTAAAGGTAAGTGTCCCATCAAGGGAGGATACAATAGTCCTCCAGGCCGGAGTTGCATCACAAACTTTATACTCATCCGTGTCGGTCCTATAAATAACCCGACCAACGGTTTGAGCTGTTGGGGTTGGATCTGCTACTACATTTTCAATCTGTGCTGATTCTAACTGACTATATATTTTCATTACTCTATTCCTGTAAGTCTATAAGACCCTGCTGGAAGTGGTGCATTTGTAATAATTCTCACATTGCTTGCACTCGTTATTTGTATTGTCACACCCATTATTTCAAAGTTATTGGCATTATCCAAGAGCTGCCACTGAGAAAGTCGGGCATCTGTTATTTCACTACTTACATTCACATCAAGCTGCGTAATTATACCGTCAAATACTTGGTCTNGAGAAAATTTAGCAACCCCCAATACTTTAAGGGCGGCACCCGTATCAATATATGCTTTATTAATATCTGTAGCATAATATAATCGACCAGGTGTTTGTCCTGAGAAAGTAGGTAATGCCGTAGACAAAACATTTTCAAACCTCAACCCTTTAAATTCTCCCCGAGAATGAACATCACGAATAAGATTTAATGGGCCTCCAAGATCTATTCCCTGCCAACCACCAGAAAATGAAGCACTTGTAGTAGGTACAATATTATCACTAAAGGATATAAGTCCCTTTGTTGCATTGGAGGTACTTTCAAGCACGAGGTTTTCAGATATTCCTGATCCCCCGAATATTGTTTGACCCCCTGATCTACCAGCGAGCATGACAAATTGTGTGTGCCCTGCATCCCCCGTTGTGAGTCCTGAGATTGTATTGTGGGTGATTTCACTGTCGGGTACAGAGGCGAGCCAAACACCGTTAACAGAATCAAAGAAGAGACTATCACCTGTTTGGGCAGGTATCGTTCTTGCGACATCACGATATAAGTTACTGCGAAGACCCATAATATCAGACATATTGATAGAGTTAGTCCCATCGTGGATGCCGCCTGATAGATAGATATTTCTAAATCTATTTGTCGTAGAACCAATGTCTAACCCAGCATCTACACTTGGAACAAACAAAGATCCTATTACTGTATTTCCTAACCCATTCGGAGTTAGAAATAGATCTCCGTTTGCATTGGTTGTGGATAATGTATTTCCGTTTAAGGAAAGGTTATCTACATTAAGTAGTCCTGTAATCCCTACGGTTCCAACAAAACCAGCGTCTAGGGCTGATAAGGTTTTTAGTAGTGATATAGATCCTGTCCCATTTGGACTAAGGATAATATCTCCATTTAGGTTTGTAGATAGTATTGTGTTTGCACTCAATCGAAGATTATTTACGTCTAGCTGAGTCGCAGTTAATGCCCCAACACTAGCTGAACCTGTTGTTGTAATTGAGTTACTTCCAAAAGAGAGAGCACCTGTCGATGAAACAATCTCTGACCGTGAAGGGCCTGCGACAAAAGGTGTCGAGGTTAATGTTTGACCCGACCCCAAAAGAATGGCGGCCGTGCCCCTGAGAGTACCAGTAGTAGTTAGATCTACCGCACCAAAAGAGATCGTCCCTGTACTATCAAGTATGCTTCCAGGGGCAATGGCCATATTATTTATGGTGTCATCTGCAATGAGTTGTGTGCCCGTAATTATAGAGGCATTTACATTCCCACTCGTAATTAAGTTTTCATTTCCGAAAGATATTTGCCCTGTTGAGTCTGTAATTAGGGCAGCACCAATAGTTGTAGTTCCAACTACTGCTGAGTTTGAAAGGTAAAGATCTTTCCAACGCTCCGTTAAAGTAGAAAGATCATATATATTATCCAGGGTAGGTCTAAAGTTACCATCAGATTGGACATATCCTGTCTGAGGTCCTGTACCATCTCCCGAGTTTGCATTTAAAGTTAAGTTTTGATTTATAGCATCACCACCATAAACCTTTTGACCAGCGTAAAGGCCTGTGATTGGTAGCCCTGTGGCATCTATATCTGTTAACCCAGCTTTATAGAGATAAAGTGGTTGGGTTACGTCAAGAAGTTGAGCAACAATAGAATTGTTAGACCAATCCATATCTGCAACTTTATGCCAGGAAGGGGATACCTCACCTTCTCGTTGCTCCCATCTATATGCCGCTTGTTTTCCGTTTCCATTGTCAAGAACTACCCTATAATCATTTATACTAGGAACAACATCACCCGGATTCGGTATATTTATCCCTGTAGGTAAATCGGCCTGTGTCGCTACGGCCGCTTTTGAATTTGGATATAAAACGGCAAGAATATAATTTAGCGCAAGTTCAATATTACTCGCACCCGGAATAGCTGGGTTTGAATATGCAAATTCAGCTAAGGAGTGTCGATAAGGGTGTTGCCCCAAGTTCCATATTTTAGATCTGTGCTTTTCCCAAAACATTATAAGATACCATTCCCATCAGGGTCGTAACTTACTGTTGGGTCAAAAGTATAGAGCGAGTCCCATGCTGATTTCCATGTGTAGACTCTTTCTTGCTGGTTTATTGAAATAACCGAAGTGGAGTTTTTATATATGTATTCAGTACACATACAAGGATCTCCCTCTTTAGCATCTACAACTGCTGTAAACACAAAATTGGGTCGGTCATTTGCATCAAGTACAACATGAGTTTTTGTTTGCCCATTTTGATGGGCCCTTAAAAGCTCCGTTGAAGTCGTTACACTTTTTACGTCATCTCTTGCCACGTCTTACCCCTAATTAAAATAGGGAGTCCAAAAGGACCCCCTCTATTTGTTCTAATCTTAGAAGTTGGCAGGATTAATCCCGTAAACAATCCCATTGTTTCCAGGCTTAGTATGCTCCATTTCTCCAAAAAGACACTTATCAACAACATATTGATAACCATTTTCTGTACGGACTTCATAGAATTTACGTCCGTCATCTGGGTTAACTCTGTCTTTAAAGTATCCGTTTGAACGGAAAGTCTTTGACTTAGGNTCGTGATATACAACGATATCATCNTCCCANTCTTGGATCATAACAATCTTCAAGTCACCTTTAACAGTAGTAAGCATGACTTCATCCCATCCATAAAGAGAGGCTTTTTTGTCTTTTACTGCCATTTGGTAGTTACCACGATAACCGCTAGTACCACCACCATTTTCAATGGCCTTCATGATTGCGCCACCAACTGTGTATGAGCAAAGAATCTCGCTTGCACGACCTCTTGCTTTCTTTCTTACAGTTGTATACCCATCAAAAAGTTTCCCAAGGATATTTGCAGCAGTCCAAGCAGAACCATCAATGTTTACCGCTTGAAGAAAAGGATAAGCTGTTTTTGTCTGTCCGTGAAGAGTGGCAGAACCACCGTTTACAGCAGAAAGATAAGCATCTCGCATAGATTGAAAACTAGAGAGATCAGCATCGTCTGTATAAACTTTTGCAGCATCAAGAACAGTAAATAGTGAAGCATCAGCAGCTACACCACCACGAGTTGCGGAAAGAGTAACTTCGTTAGTGTTGATGTTGATGTTGATAACATAAAAGTCTGTAGCTACAACAGTAGTCCCTTTTAGAGTTACTTTTTGGTCAAGACAGAATCTATCAATCTTATCTACAACAATAACACCACCAACTGTACCATTAACAGTAAGGGCAGCAAAGTGAGGTCCAGTACCAAGTTGAATTGAAACTACCATTTTCATGTAGTCAGCAAAATCTTCAACTAGATCAGGAAGGATTTTTAGGAAAGAATCTTCATTGACTTTACCTGAATGATCCATGATATCTGTGTGATTGAAAATCATTGATCCCCAAGCTTCTTTGTATCCGAGGATTTCACCACGTACAAATTTGTCTTGAGAGATGTCAGCAATTTGAGTCAATTTACCCATTCTTACTGATGAAGCTCCAGTAGCTTTAAATGGAACGATGATTCTTCCACCTTTCCATGAATTATCTTTCTGTGCTGTTTTTAAAATGTAATCACGCTTTAGAGTTTCTTCACGAAGTAGGTCGTTCGTGAGGTACTCATTCAGCATGTTACTAAATGATCGTGTTGTGCTCATTCGTAACTCCGTTTATCAAACAAGGTGTGCATCATTGCATCCCTAAATGTTAACGCTTAGTAGCGTTGTACTCCCGAATCTGGTCAATAGAAGTAAACCCTCTTTTAACTGGGCTTGCTCCCCCTGCTTTCAGATTAGGGATAACAGGTTTTTCCTGTTGTTGTTGTACTGGACTTGATTGTGTCCCCACATTTCCAGTTTGAATAGACGGTGTTTCCACACTCACTCTACCTAGCCGAATGGCCTCTTGTATTGCTTGTTCCACTCCGATATCTTGGCCGTTTTGTGTCCAATGATAGTTACCACATTGTGCAACAAGACTTCTAAATGCTCCCGGTGTTCCCACTGAGTTGTCATAAACTTTTTCTGCTTCCGCATATTCTGGTTTACTAAGAATTGTGCTATTTAATTCGAGTGACCGCATTTGGACTTGCTGTTGTTCGTATTGCTGTTGCATTTGAGTATATTGAATACTTTGTTGCTCGGCACTTAACTCAGCTTGTCTTTGGGCGTCGATCTCTCTTCGCTCATTTTCTGGTAGCTCGGCATATTGTAGCTCTTTAATAGCGTAATCTATAAATGCTTTTTTTGGAAGTCCTAATTCTTCGATAAAGCGGTCGATCTTCCCTTCGTTTGCAAGTTTTGAAACGTGTAGGACAGCTCCCTCTAAATCTTCAAACTTTCCTTTGTATTCTTCTCTTTCTGTTTTAGCTAGTTCAATGCCTTTTTGGGCAGTAAACAGGTCAACAAAGTTTTTTTCTGTGTCCTCATCTTTGATAAAGTCTTTGGCCCATTCGGGCATATCGTGTTCTTCATCTCTAACCTTAAACTTTAGTTTTGGTTCGTATGCTGTGGTAGTATTTTCCTCAGTTGTCTCCGTAGCTGTCTCTTCCTCGGGAGATAATTCCGTTGTCTCCGTGGTTTCTGTTTTTGTCTCTTCCGTTGAGAGTGCCCCCTCGACTACATTTGGGTCAACTGTGTTGTTTTCAACATTTTGTGTTTCCATGGTGCGATCCTTTATTGTTGGTTAATCCCCATTGGTGCTTGAGGCATTTGTTGTGGTTGTTGTGGTTGTTCGGGTTGAGGGTTTGCATTTAGCTGAGAGGCCATATCAGCAAGTGCCCCTTGATTGATTGTCTCTAATTCATCAAGCGTCTTTCCTTGTTTTTCAAGCCGTTTCAAGGTGTCCATGATTGTAGAGTAAGGGAGTCGAACTTGCTTTGTTTGCCCAGGGTTTTCGGGGTCGGCCACTCGCATTTGGCAAGTGATTAAGGCCCCATCGGTTGGTATCATATCTTTCTGGGCAGCTTCAATCTCTTGAACTTTTCTACTCTCTTCACTTTGATGGTCTGCTAGAAACTTCCTATACATCTCTTTTTGGTTTTCTGGAAGAAAGGGGAAATCTGGCTGTTTCATTCTGTGGGTTAGACGCTGAATATAGAACTTGTTATTATCATATCTACCAAGCTGAGGTTGTCCATTTCGTTCGATAAGTAACATATCGTTGTCTACATTATCCTCATCAATAGTCAGATGGCTAAACGAGTCCTCGTTGTTCACAAAAGGCATATTCTTAATCATTTTCCCAATGACCTCAGTTGGTAGTTGTTTCCCAACGTATTGCATAATCTCTTTGTTCGCAAATTGGCGACCAATAAGTGTTTCGGCATCGTCACTAACGGGTTCCACAGTTACTTGGTAGCAAAACTGGGTGGTTTTTCTAAACTCTGGTATATTTACCATTTCATTTCGCCCAACTGCTGAGATGAGAGCGTCATCCGGTAGATAATGTTTTGCCATTTCAAGGGTTGTCTCACATACATCAATCAATAGTGCTTGAAATTTTTCGATGTAAGGTTGGAAAACTGCCCGTTGCTTCATCGAAGTAAAGAGCATGGCATAGGGGTCTTGTGTCATAGACTTTTCGGCCGTAACTTCATCAAGCATACAGGCTTGATAGAGTTCTCGTTTTTGGTTTTCGATATACTCTGTATATTGAGAACCTGTACGACCTGGAAGGATAGTTGGGGCAGCACCGTTTACTGATATACCTCTAACTCCAGGTAGCAAAGCACCTTGAGATAGGGTTGCCCCTGTTTGGTATATAATTTTATCGTCACCCAATGTTATTTGGTGTGTGGCCTCTTGGCTTGCAGCTCTATTAATTTCTGCTTGGTAGGGTCTTGCTACTTTTACAATGGATCTTGCTCTTGCTGATGTTGGAAACTCGTCAAAACCAGCCCACATAATTGGAAAGATAGAGTAGGGTAGAGGNCCTTGTTCTAAAATGGCATCCTCCGTAAAGATATAGAAATAACCCTCTGGATATTGAAGGCATGGACGAAAATAGGCCTCTTTAACAAGAACCTTAGTTTTTGTCTTTTGGTGATTCCCCTTATTCGTGTCAAAAATGACATATGTCTCTTCCGACTTTCCCTTTATGGCCTTAAGCTTTTCAGGGTCATCTTCATATGCCTTCTCAAGCTCCTTTCTATCCATCATTTTCCTAACAATAAGATAGGGACTGTCATTCATAGTTTCACAGGCCGGATCACGCAATAGATTAAAAGCATGAACAGTTTCAAAGACAAAATCNCCTGAGTAGACAGGCTTTGTCTTGTCAGGTTTTGGTTGCCCCATTTCATCTAACACTTGTACTACATTTCCATGGCCGTCTTCCTCTTCAAGAGGGTTGTAGCCTTGGATATATCCTTTGCTTGGATCCCACAATACNTTGACGGCAATCTCTCCGACTTCGACAAACTCATGTGCATATACGGAAAACTTTCTCTTTANNTTATGTCNATCTTTNATATCTTCCCAGACACTTTTATTTAATTCAGCGTCTTTTCGATCTTGCATCTCCGTATCATTCTTTGGTGTAGGTCTTACACCTGGAGATTTTGAAATAATAGCATTGGCATAAGTTTTCACCACTCGATACGTATGGTTTTTTACCAGTCTTAGCTTTTTAGTGGATGTGTTTTGCTGTGGTTCTCGGATTCTCGAAAATCCTTGGGGAGATCGTCGATTATAGTGATCTCCAGAGCATAAGAGGATATTGGATCTCTTCTCTGCGAAGTCATCCTTATCAACCTGATCTGATTTTTCGTACAAACTATTTAGTTTAGCTATATCCATTAGCTTCATCGGTTGCCTCTTCACTTATAAAATCGTTTATGATGGCCTCTTCAAAACCAACAGGGTCGTCTATGGCCTGTTGCGCTCTTTCTAGTTCCTCGATCTCTTCCATATCTCTCGATGTTAGCTCCAGAGGTTCTAAAGTAGACGCACCCGATTTATTGTTTGTCTTGTATGTAGTGGGTTGAGTTGGTTTCTCCCAAAAATCGTTGGGTTTTGTCTCAATTTGCGAGGTTTTTTCAAAATTTATCTCTATTTCACCCATTTTCAGGTCTGAAACCCCATTTTTGCTACAGGATTTTATAATATTGCATATTTCTTCTGCTGTATATGGGGTTGGATTTTCAATTTTACTCATTAATACTGTCCATTCCAAAACTCAATTTCGCTATTAAACTCCCAAGAATCTTTTGATTTACTAGGGTTTCGTCCTTTCTCTCGCATATCATCATGGTATTTATTCCATTCATCTTCATTTTGGGGTAATTGAAATGAAGTTTCAACTTTTTTGCCTTTTCTTTTCGACGCTATTTTTTTCATATCCCATGGGATCTCTACTACGCAGTATCTCAAAGCATCTACAAGGTCATCTTTCGCCTTGGTTTTCGGAGTAGCTTTTTGGAGAGTTATTAGCTCTGATCCAAGTTTTCTCCCTTCCTCATTATTAAATATTTTAAGCATATTGTTGGAAAAGAGGGTATTGAGTAAAGACTCTCCTAGGTCGTGCGACTTATTGGCCTTCTCAAACGGATCTCCGAGTCTAGTTGTTATAGCATTAAAATCAGCAGAGGCCCAATCATACCATTTTCTCGTGAGAAGATCGTCACCTCGTAACTCTGCAAACTTTTGGTAGATATCTCCAGAAGTTGTTTGAATACCGTCCCCTCTCCATAACTTATAGACAATGCCCATACTAAAATCAGGTTTTACGGCGACAAAGATAACAGCAGCTGGGTGTCCATCACTCCCCCCACTTCCAATATCTACTGCTGCGTATTTATGCCAATCCGTAACAAGAGACATATCTTCTTCTATATAATGTTCCGTGGGGTCAAAGGTATGGTAGGTTTTCCCTCCCTCTTTTACAAAGCGACCGTAGACTCTCCGAAGGACTTCGGCCTTTGACTTACACTTTCCTGTAATATCCTCGATTCGTTTCTCGGTCCAGGGAGTCTTTGACCCATCTTCATATTGGAGACAATCGTACATGGATACTTGGATTTTATGGGCCTCAGGGAGAAATTCGGTTTCCTTCCCAATACACTCCATTGCTCGCCACCACATCTCTTGGCCAATAGTAGCTGTAAATGCCATGGAAAAGTAGCCATCCGTGGCAGCAAGGCGAAACATAAGTTCGTCATAGTAATCTTCCGGTAATTCTTCATCACATGCCACGGCAAATACAGTGGAGGATTGTAGATTGTGAACAGATTGGTTATATGTCTTGAAGTCAATCGTAATGCCAGATTTGAAGTTGATCTTATCTATAAATCTCTTTTCATAAACCACTTCCCACCCATACTTATCATCACTCTTCATGGATCCGTTGGGCATAAACTGCATCCACTTCTTCTCAAACTCCATGGTGGCAACCTCTTTCGAGGGGTAAAAATACCAAAATAGGTTGGGGACTGAGGTAGGCCATAACTCTTCCCACTTACTATCATCCGTCGCCCAGTCAATCATCCTTCTCATTTGAGTTGAGGATTTCGATATTTGGTTTGCGGCACATAGCAGAGTTATTTTGTTCCTAGAGTCAAAAAAGTCTCTGGCCCATTTATAAAATTTAAACTTATAGAGATGGGGGAGCTCCCTTTCAACGATAGTCTTTCTCGCCTCAAGTAACTTTCTCTTCATTATAAGATCATCGACTCTACTCAATGCTTTTTATCCTTGTCCCTATTATCACTAACTATCTCTATTGCCATATCATTTTCACAATCCGTTGTATGATGGGTATGACTATCAAGGATCTTATCTGCCCTAGCTATTTCACAACTATTTCGAGATAGTTCCCGATTAATCTGGCTAATCTGATTGTCGATATCAACTAGTGTCTTGGGGGCNGCATCTGCAATCTGGTCAGGGGTAACATTAACGTTTAGGTTTTTCTGTTCAACCTTGACTCTTTGAANTATTGCCCCTTTGACTCGATTATCAATAAGGGCGAAGGTTTTTAGTTGTAAGTTGGCAAGCTTCATATCAACCTTAGTATCAATAACCTCGCCTTTATCATTTCTCACAACCTCGATTGCTGAGGCAGACATAACCTCTTGCATCCTTTTTTGCCCCTTATATAACATATTCTGCATAAAAACGAGATAGTCAGTTGGTGGGTAAACCATATACGCCATGAGCATGGGTTTTTTTAGAATCGTGGTTTTATAGTAATAGGGGGAGCAGACACCAGCCATCACTCGATGAATAGCAAATTTCTTCCCCATATCCTTACAGGTATTGTACTCGGTCCAAAAAGCCAACCTGAAATTTTCATCTCTATCTGAGATATCTGCTTTTCTAGCAAGTGTCTCTTCTTTCCAGGACATCCAGCGAGGGTCAATGAGATAAAGTGCCTTTCTAAAGGAGTCGGGCACTATGTTGTAAAGACCCCAAGGGACATCAGCAGAGAAAAGCTCTTTGGTTATTTCTACCTTGTCATAATCTGGGATTCTGCTCCACCTGGTTTCTTGGATTTTCATTATTTCACGCATCCCAGTTTTGCAATCCAAGAGGAAGCAATAGTTTCAAAGTCATCGAGTGTCGAGGATTCTATATCCTTTAGGAATAGTTTTTGTTGCTCAATTTGGGGGGTGAAATCTAGGTGTTTTTGGCCTCTTCTGACTGCCAATTTTCGGTAACTTACATTGGTGGAAATAGAGCGTTTTAGCTGGAAAATGANGAGTTTTTTCTCNTCTTTTCGCTGCATCAAAAGGTACTTTTTTCTATAAAATCTCTTTAAAAAAGAGAGATAAAATCGGAAAAAATAAGCATAAAATCGGTCAATTTTCGAGGTTTGGCGCATCATATTCTCCATTAAATTCTAAGTGTCCAAATTTGTCAAAATAATAGTTTTTGGTGGATATGAGGGAGCACAAAATAGGGGGTTTCTGGGGGCTATTTTCTGG